GAGCTTGTCAATAATGCTATGGGTGTATCGGCGAACTTTAGAACGTCGATGTCAACCTCAGCATGCAAAGAAAATTCGAAGAAGAAGGAAGGTAAATTCGGTCACCTCAAGAAGAGGATTCGCGAAAATACATTCCCGGCTCCCCCTAGCTTCTCGCCCTTCAATGAAGGTGGAGAGATAGGGACGCCCCTCTGGCGAGAGGCTTTCGAACGTGCAGAACGCGGCGACGAAGATCTATGGAAGGTCAACGTAGCAGCGATTCGTGAAAACGGAAAGTGTAGGATTGTAACCAGTGGGTCCTTTTACAAGGACGCACTGCTACAACCCTTTTCACATTTAACAATTGAAATGGCCAAATGTAACGAAACCCTTGCGGAATCGTTCCAGGCGGCCAGACTAGGTTATCAATTCGTACTTGGCATCGATAGTTTGGATGCCAAGCGCGGAGAGATCATATTCGAAGACGAACTGTCAGCACAGTGCTTTGACTTCGAGAGGGCCACAGACCGCCCCACACATGAAAGTGGGCGCGCTCTGATGGGTCCGCTCTTGTTAAAGACTGGACTGACTGAACATCAGGTCAAAGTGATCCTCGATGTCTGGGTTGGGGATAAAATCCTCTACTCAGGCAAAAAGGTGATCGGTAAAATGGTTAACGGAATCCCCATGGGGGACCCGTTGACCAAGACTAATTTATCACTCGTTCACGTAGTCTCTTCAAGGTACGCCAAGAAGAAACTAGGTAAGCGAATAGTTACACTAGGAACCGGAAATGGGGACGACGGAGTTCAAATTGCCGCCGGCCCACTCAGGTTCGAGTATTTCAAACATTTCCTACATTGCGCTGCAATGTTAGGTTATGAGAAATCAGATGATGATACCTTTATCACAGAAGACTGGATGGTCTACTGTGAAGAGGTTTTCAGAATTCCAATTGATCGATTTCATACTGTTCGCAATGCGAACAGGCTGAAGGATCAAAGTATCAGTCCATACTTAGACGTACCCAAGGGTCGGCTAATCGTGGACACAAAGAAAGATCGCGCAGATTTCAGCTCCGATCCCAAGGGCAAGTACACGCTCATGGGAAAGGATCTGGAATACGTCAAGAAAGATGGCGGAGAGGGAATTAATTTCCTCTTCGCCGTCTCCTCCGCGTGTCAAGATATATGTCTTGGTCTGAAAGACAGGCGTGAGCCGGTCTTCCTACCCAGACAAATATTTGGTATAGGCAAGATGGTTCCCATGTGGAACCATGTTGCCTGGACCAATGCAATAATGTCACAGAAACCCTGGTGCAGAAATGTCTGCCTCAGGGTAATCCGTGAATACCTAGGGGTTGTAAAGCCAATACTTTCCGAATTTCGGGGAGTAATGTCTTCTCAACCGCATTTTGATAAGGAGAGTTCCGTGGAGATCATGAAGATCCCCGAGGACTCCCCTTTGAATGCTTTCAAAGTTGTCCAACGAGACGACTGGGATAAATTCCCACTCGGATCGCTGGAGAAACTTGCATACAGCGGAAAGTTAGTGCGAGAGACCGAGATCTCAAAACACTACCTTTTCCAAACGAGGCTCGCTAGTCTCGAACAGGATCAGAATGCTGACCTGTTCGAAACTATTCGAACAATGAGTATAGAATTGAAAGAGTACACAAGAGAGGAAACTCTGTTGTGGACCCGAAAATTCTGCGACATATTTGAGAATGCGCCTTGGCGCTTGAAGTATATCAAGCGTGAAGACCTATTCGATTCATCTGTTATACAACTCTTAGCAAAGACCAACCCTCTCAGGGTTGATCTTGGTGAGAGTTATACATATCCTGCGCGTTTTTGCAAACCACCTAAGCCCGACACACCCTATCAGAGGGACGTGGAGAACTTGATGGTTTGGTTCAACGACAACTATGAAGATATTCTCGCAGGTAACTCTTATGAGTTACCCCCGACGAATATCATTGAAGATGATCCAATTCTCTTGTTGAAGGCCGAGGCCTCAACAAGTGATATGGTAATACTTGTTTCTGATGACTGGAAGCTTGCTCGCCTGATGGCGAACAAGGTTGTAGCCAAACTAATTGGTCAGATCTCGATACGGAATTGGCTTGCCTATTCCGCCTCGGAGGAGACATTTCAGAATCTTCTGCGTGAAGTTCTACCGAACGTTTCGGTAGAATTTCTCGTAGATCAAGGATCTATTGAGACTTTCCTTGACAATCATCCGTATACGGGTGATGGCAAGGATCTTCTCAGATTACTGGATGATTCAATCGTCCTTCCAGATCAGCTTAAGCGGACATGGACGGAAGATTTACATAGAACGCCTATCGTTCCCAACCCGTATTACGGGAAGAAAACGATTAGGCCTGTATTAAGAAAGGAAAACCTCTTTTCTGTCGTCAAATTGGCGACGAACAAAGGCCTTCCTTCATGGAAGAGATGGGTCCAACGTGTCACCACGTCGTAAGACCCTCAATTCTTCTTTGCTGGTATCCCTTACAAGACGGGCCTTCGGCAAGGCATATCGACTAGTCGATTTGCCTCCGAGTGAGCCCTTTCTT